ATCCGCTTGCCGGAGCTTTGTAAGTGCCAGCTTCAAATAGCGGCATCTCCAGCATTTCAAGTATCCCATCGAACTTGATCGACGAACCGCTGAACGCAGTGCCACTACCCAAACTGGTGAGCAAACGATCTGGATTGACTCCGATAGCGTTAAGATCTCCAACAAATTTAGCTCTGATCTCTGCTTCTTTTGCATTTCGTTCTTCTTCGGAGAGATTCAACGCTGGCAGATTTTTCAAACGCTTCGCGTACATTTGGCGAAGCGGTTTAATTTCTTCGACAGTACCTTTAAGTTTAGCACTACGTTCAATCATCTGACCAAAAGCTTGAAGACTCTTGCTTCCAGCACGTAGATCAAAAATCATATTGCCTCCAGATCCACTAGTAGACCACAACTTTTTACCTTTTGATGGGTCATCGCCTAAATGTACCAGTTGTGTGAGTGATAGTCTGCCTTCTTTATCTTTGGCAAGTTCTCTTATTTCTTCTTCTGCATCATAAACATCGATATTCGGGTCTATGTTTTTAAGTTCCTGCACCATGTTAATTATAGCATAATCGGGCAATTCGTAATCGAATCCCAATTTGGCCCATGCTTTAAACCCTTTGAATACCATATCTGGTCGCGGCTTATATTCTTCGCCCCTCTCTTCAGCATCAGCTTTTTCTATTGCCCTGCGTTCAGCTTCTGTGCGAACTTCCGAAGCAGATCCAGCGGCGTATGTTTCAATTGAACTGGCTCCGATCAAATGATTATTTGGGATTAGTGCCAACATTAGATCTATACCAAATGAATCTGCCGATACGGTTTCTCCAGAAGTTCCAGCGGATCTATCCAATACTGGAAACAAAGATCCAACATGAATTGTTTTGTTACTCTTAATGTCGAAATTTAAAGTATATTTTTTACCACCACGAACAATCATTACGTCGATGAGGGGATCACCCCTATAATTTGTACGTTCGTCGGTGATTGATACACCATCAATCTGCAACAAAACTTCTTTAAGTTTATCCAAATTAAATTTGGAACTCTCTAGTACATCAACTTCTGCTGAAAAAGTAACTTTAAGATTCTCAGCATCTTCTATATAATTTTTATCCAGCAATAGCTGTGGACCATTTCCAAAGTCTACAACATCAATAATGATTCCTTCGGAAATGGCATCAACAACTTTCTGGTGGAAAGCGTCTGGTATGGGAGTAACATAGTTTGAATACTGACTAATGTAACTATTAAGGCGTTTACTTAGGAAAGCTTTTGCTGCTTCAAAATAAACTATTTCTGGATTATCTACCGGACCAACCATTTCAGGATATTCAGCCATAGAAAAAGTGGGCACAGCCATTAATTGCCCTTCTGATTCTATATAATCAAAAGAGTCTTCAAAAGCTGAAGTCTGAGCATCAACCCAATCACTCCAATCCCTAATCGTTGGGTGTTGTGAGTCATAGAAAGTTTCTATGATTTTTCCAATGTCCAAAATAAGTTCATCAGTTTGTACTTCTGGTGTAGAAGATGGTCTACTGATACGCTGAATCCGCCTAAAGTCTTCAAGATTAATTTGAGAATACAGAGCTTCAGCAACATCTTCATCAAAACCAGCGGCTTCAATCTCATCCAGATTATCTAGACCAGTGATCAAACGGAAGGCTTCTGTAGAAGCTGTCGGGTTATTCGGATCGAACTTCAATACGGACGGGCCCATGCGGTAGCCCATCTTGAGTGCCCGCATTTCTGTAAGCATACGAGTGAGGGCAATATCAACCATTGGGTTTCCAGTTACCGTCATTGCTTTCATCGTAATCTTTCCAGCAACGGACTCATAAGTAACTGTTGATGTGCGGAGACTCGTCATGCGGCGGAAAACCCCACCGATATAGCGGAGCATGATCTTGAACAGAGACGGGTTCGTCCTTAAAAACGCTGCGTTCTCTTCAGTAGTATGGCCAGTTGTTACCCGTTGCAGGTGTGCGCGGAGGTGCTCCTCGACCAGTCTGCGTTTTTCTTTCAATGCGTCCTGTTCGTTTTCGGAACGAACCAAAGCTTTGGAAACTTTGCGGTCTTCTTCATTCTGGTAATAGCTGTCAGCAACTGCATCGAATTCAGACTGATTAAACGAATTAACGATTTCGTCGATAGCAGATTGTGGGAGCGAGTTGTAAGAGGCTACGTGTCCCAACTCTTCGATCATTACACTTTCCACCAGCATGTTAGTGGTGAGATCATCCATACCATCGACAAAAGCCATAAGGCGTCCCATATCGATCTCGATTAGATCACCAGTAGCAGACGCTATGAAACGTCGTCCTTCCCCGATTGCTGCAATCTCTTTAGGAGTGAGATATTTAATACGAACTTCAAACGGAACGATAGACCTGATCAATGCCTGAAGATTGCGAGCCCTTTTAAGTTGGTCAGCATTAGTTTCAGTATCTGATTTCGGAACGTTCTCTTCCGTAATCTTCTGCTGTTGCTGGACTAGCTCGTTGTTAGCAGCATCGATTGCTTCCTGTCTCGCAGCAGTCACAGCTTGTTCTGCTGTTTCTGGAGTTGCAACTTGTGTGACCCTACTCTTAACCGATTCAGGGAGAGCGTCGCGCACATCCGCAGCTCTGTTCAGGATATCGGAAGCGTCTTCCGAAACTGAAGACAACAGGCTGGCAGAAGTATTACGTTCAGAACCCATCGCTGATCGGCTGAGTTCAATGATGTCCTTGAAGGCTTCTGTGTAAGCGTCCTTTTCTTTAGCAGTTACTCTGCGGAACATGCTAACGAGTGCGTCAACGATCCGTCCGAAGAATCCACGCTGACCCTTTTGGGGCTCAACAGATTTTACGAGCGACTGGAACTTCTTCGAGAGGAGGAAGCTCGCTACAAACTCATCGATGTTGGCGAGACCATCCATGAGGGATGGATCAGTAATGCCATTCAGATCCGCTTGTTTGCGGACGAGTTCCATCAGTCCGTTCAAACGAGTTACTGCTGTTCTCTGTGCTTCGTTAAGCAGTTCTTTTGGCTTGTTAAGCGTGTCAGAAACAAACGCGTGGACATATTCTTCGAGCATTACGTTCGCAAGACCCCGTCCGTTGTGGCCATTAAGATTGAGGAACACGCTATGTGATCCGTCAGTAAGGCGATTGTACTCACCAGCAATGGATAGATCTGCTTCGCCTATTTCAAATCTAATTGTCTTGATAAAGGCTTCGTCTTCCAGAAGTAGTTCTGCCGCAAGTTTGTGCGACTTGTTTTTGGAACTCTTCGCAATGTTCTTGAGGGCAGTGATTACAGATTCGGGATCGCCAGATACAAGACCCATCGTTTCAACATCAGCTGTGTTAACTTGTTTAGCGACGGTTGATTGCGCCTGAGTAATGTGCGAACGAGACATCCGTTTGCGGATGGACTTATCAATGGCTTTGATAAAATCCTTTGCGTGTCCTACAGGAACATCACGACCCAATGAGCGACTAATTTCTGATCGGACAGCAGAAACAAATTCTGCGTCTTCAGTTGGGTTTTCGGTCGCGTTAGCTCGCGACGAAAGACGCATGAGCGTAAGTGCTGACCTCAACTCATATCCAGAAGCGAACTCACCGTCACGAAGACTCCGTTCAAAAGAAAGAATTCCGTCGTTATTGTAATTTCCTTTAGCAATCCAGTTTGCCAGTGTGCCGAAGGCATCCGATGTCGTCATGCTAGTGACGCGAGTAACTTGTGTCGTAGATGGGTTCTTATAAACCGACTGGAACAACAAGTCATTGAGGGCGTCCCGCAAATCTGGATTCTCATCGATTGCGTTAAGGGCATTAAACTCTGCCCCCTTCAAGATCCGCGAGACCTCAGAGGCAGACATTCTATCCGAACCAGAAATCGAAGGTTCGCCGATGTAATTAGCATCTTTCGAGATGTCATCAAAAGCAACTTGATCCATGATAGTCGGGTCCATCGAAGTAGTCGCCTTGACCTTCTCTTCAATTTCTCGCGTCTTCTGTTGGTCGGCGTAGCGTCCTTTGATTGTGTCTGCCAACTGATCAAGCGTAGGCATCGTGTTTCCCTCGAAACGTCCATTGTTTAGAACTTCCGAATCGAGGAATTTGAGCATGACTTTATCAGGACTTTTCCTGATCTCTTGTGCACTCGTATCAATGAATGGTGCGAGCCGTTCTGCGATTGTCGTCTTTTGTTCTGGACGAAGACGATTCATGAATAGCTTCACAGCTCCCTTTTGTTTAGCTGGATTGATCTTGTATCCAGTAGGAGTTTCAACAGCAATCTTAGAAGAGATCAAGGATGACCTGATTTCAAACAGGTTGGCAAAATTGATGTACTCCGTATGCAAAGCCTGAAGCGCAGTATCAAAGAATCCCGATTCGAGATCCGCTCCGTTCCTCAGCTTGAGCGTCTTTTTAATCTTGCTCGCTGCTGCAATACGCATACCGTTAATAACGCCTGATACACGTGCTCCTTCCTGAACTTCAGGCATTGTTGCGTTTAAGATAAACTGATTGAAGTTACTCAGCATTTCCCCAACACTTGTAGCCATCGATCCAATATTGGTATACTTACCAGTTTGATCAATCACAGGTGCTCCAGAAGGAATGACTCGTTCTGCGTTTACGTCGTCTAAGAATAGGGTAGCGAGATAGCCAGCCTCAAGTAAAGATGTGTAATCAGGTTCACTGGTTGTCGAACGCTCAATAGGAGCGGTCATTGAAACAAGACCAGCTTTGCCATCAGGGCGTGGGCCCAATACATCAACGACGCGCCTGTTGCGGATAACGAAAGACGGGTTAATATTCTCAGCAAAGCCGTGAGGAACTTTGACTGGAACGCCGTCACGGATCATTTCCGAAATGAGAACTGGATCATTGTTAAATACTCCGTTTCCATCAGCGTCGAGTGCTCCCTTGATTGGTTTTGATTCTACTCTAGTACCGGATATAGGATCGAGATAAGTGATCTTACGCCCGCTAGAATATTCGCTGCCATTTGCAGGAACAGTTGGTTTAGTAACGGGGAAGTTCTTGTAAACAAGATTGGCGAGATCATTAGACCTATTGATGTAATAAGACTCCTGACCAGTGGCTTTCTTTGAAATGTTTCTGGCGGGCATTCCAAATCGAGCCTTCGACTGGAATGAGATCGGGAATCCAACTCTGAGTACGCGATTAAAGGCAGAAAGTTCTGCTTCTTTAATTGGTTCTTCTCCTGCGAATTGGGCTATAGAACCCTCGACCATGACATTATTGTCAGGTGCAGATGGTAGTATGGCTTTAGGGGTGCGAGTCGGACTTGCAGCATGTTCACTAATTTCGGATTGGACAACGTCTGTGAAATCAAGTTCCAGTTGTTCCATTATTTGTTTTGATCTACCGAAATCAAGAGCACTGAACGGAACCATAAGAGGCTCTTTAGCCGCACCACTACTCCTGATGTACATTCCAAAATCCATTTGGCCCGTCTCATCAACTTCCTCAGGGCGAATGACAGAGATCAATTCCTCAACAGCTTCTGGTGTTACGCCAGAAAGACCTTCGACAATAGACTCTGGAGTTGGTTCTTTTGGTCTAATCGCATATGTGACTGGTGCTCCAGTCAACGGAAGTTCAAGTTGTCCAGTAGGTGCTCCTTCAGCAGGTGCGCCTTCAGTCAAAGGCAACTCAAGTTGTTCAGCAGTTGGTGCTCCTTCAGCGGGTGCTTCTCCAGTAAATGGAAGTTCAAGTTGTTGAACTGCTTGTCCTCCAGTCAACGGAAGTTCGAGCTGTTCTGGTGCTTGTGCCCCTTCTATAACAGCAGGTTCAGCAGGAGCCGCTTCTGCTGGAAGGTTGAGCATCTGGCGTTTGCGGAGAGCCTCTGCCATTGCTTGCTGGCGGCGGACAGGACCAGTAAGTAGTGTGCCAACGATCTCAGCTGTGAGGGGACTACCCGATTCATTGAGTTTGCTCGTCACATTTTTGATCGCCTCAAACTCCAGATTGCGGGCAGCTGTATTACGGACATCACGATTCACGGATCCGGTTACAGATTGAATCGCAGGAACTCCCGCGCCCATTACTCCGCCGATGACAAAAGCGTGGAAGGTTTGATTGAGCCGTTCCAGCATTGAAGTGTTCTCGTTCAATGTAGCATCTTGAACGAAGCTGTTTACGAATTGGTCGAGTGCTTCTTCAGTACCTTCATCAAATGCTTCTTTTGAGATATTCTTTCCGATACTGGCATAACCGTATTTCTTAAAGGTATCTTTAAGAGATGTCTTGATTACGCCATTAAATACTTTATTTGGGATGTTGTCCGCTGAATTAGCCAGACGGCTAAAGATAGTTTTCATCTCTCGATAAGAGAGACCTCTAGTGAGCGCAGTTTCAAGACCACCTCTACCGAAACCAGAGAAGGCAGAAGTAATCAAGCCTGTCACGATGCCGCTTGTAATAGCTCCACCTAATGCGCGTTCGTGAGCTTCTTCGCGCGTAAGGTTAGGATCTTTCTGGAGTTGATTGAACAGCGCCCCGTAAGAAGCTCCCATAGAACGGTTAGCCGCTGGTATGAAAGATGTCGCAGTGATGTTGAGCCTATTAGCAAGTTGCCCGCTATAGCCATTGATCGCTGCCATCGCGCCATTAACGCCGCCGTCTTTGACAGACTGTTTGATAAGACCTTCAGCAACTAGTCTTTTACCAGCAGCTTCGATAGATTCTCCAGCTAATGGCTTGAACACATTACTAACAAGTCCTTTCGCGATACCTTTAACAGTAAGGCGGGCTCCTTGTTTGGCTGCAAGATATCCAGCTCCACCAATACCAGCAACTGGTGAGGTAGCAAATGCTAGAAGAGTACTAGCCGTCATATCGACCAGCATAGGTGCAACTGACTCTCCGACTTCTTGAATCACACCCATATCGACGCCGAACAAATTGGCGAGTTCGCGCCTATCCGAATTCTGTTGGGCGACGTCAGACAGATAATTTTGGGCGAATTCTACATCTAATATTGCTGGCAAAGCAGCGGCAAGTTGCCCGAAACCATCGATGATGGACATGCCAACTCCTTTTGCCCGTTGGGCGAACTCGCTGTAGTTATCAGGATTCGACAAAAAGGTTTCCAGAGTTTGTCTATCCTTTTGTCCAGCAGCTCTAGCTTTCTGGAGTTCATTCTGCCACTCATCACCAACATCTGTACGGGATAGAAGATCACTGATCTCAGGAAATTGTTTATCGAGGAACTGTTGGCGTTGTCCCTCCATTTGTTTTTTGATTGTGTCAGAAATATCTGTTCTAGCCGCAAGTGCTTGATCAAATTTTTCTTTGTTCGCCATCAACGCTGGAGAGGCGACTGGAAGTCCAATACCATAATTGCGGATATTCTTCCCAATTTCTTCTGCTCCGTCGTGGAATTGGAAGTACCCTTTATTAGAAGCCGTACGTAGACCGATTTCATTCATCGCCTGTTGGACTTCACCAACTGTGAAGGCTTCGCTTTCTCGAAGGGCTCCACTTGTATTAAGTTTTCTAGCGATGGATTCCGCAGTAGAAGAAAATTCAGACTGCGCGATTGCGTCAGACTTCTTCTGGAACGCCTCTTTCGCATCGATCTCTTTACCTTTGCCCATTACTCTGCCGACAACATTGACAATAGTTTGTCCAGCTGCATCGAACATCTCTCCAGCTACATCGCCAAAATCATACTCAGTGCGAGCGAGCCTACGCGCATATCCATCAACGCTTGACTTAACATCGTCGTCTTCTTTTGCGAGAGTCTCAATCATCGAAGCGGCTTCGCCAATCCGCTTCAATTTATAATTGGGGACAGTATAGCCTTCCTGAGTTTTTAATTCTTGCTGTGCCCAATAGGCGTCCGCAAGACCAACTCCAGCATTTTTGGACTGCTTGATTGCGTCCTTCAGTGGAAGTTTAGTTGCAAGATCACTGGCGATAATTTGTGTTTTGCCATCTTCACCCGTTACTTTTGCAAATGGGATTTCATTATTGCGGATTTTTGATCTGAGTACATCGTCGTAACTTCTAGACAATGCTTCTTCAGCAGCTACTCGATACTCTTCTCCAGAGGCTTTAAAAGATTCTACTGCATCTGGATTGTCCGCAAGCGTTTGTTTGAATGCGCGATATTTAGTTACCGCTTCCCAATCTGGTGATGAAGTGGGGAGAGTATTTTCAGCGTCTTTAAGTTGTTCATCAATTGAGACAGGCTTTGTCTGAAACAGAGCTTGTTTCGCTAGTTCATCTTCTGGATCAATTTGTCCAGTTTTCTTAACTGACTCATACAGACCCTCCCTAATTTCATTCTCTACAGTCTCGTCGTATGTTCCGTTGTCTAGATTAGTTGAACGGAGGTAGTCCGCATATTCCTTACGGCTCTCGACTGGATCTGCGATTTGATTACCCTCTGACCATTGTGAATAGGGGAGGAGTTCTTGTTGGGGTTTCTCACTCAGGAGAAAGTCAAACTGTGACATATGTGTAGTAGTTAGTTGTTATTCTTCAAACAGAGATTTTGTTGTTGCTGTTGTGGCAGATGGGAAATATGCTCTGCGCTTACGAGACAGTGCCATAAATGCGTACTTATAAATTTCTTCAGGCGGGACTGCATCAAGTTGTTCAGGATTAGACGCCAATGATGGGTTAAGATCAAGCATCATTTCCTTCAATTGGATTACTTGAATTGGATTAAATTGCGGAGTCGCCCCAACTTTTTCTGGAGCAGTTCCAGATTTGATCGCGGCAATAAATGCGTCGTCGCCCAATTCTTTTGGAGCCATCGAGCGGAGAGCGGATTCATGTCCTTTAAGGATATCAAGATCAATTTTGCGAAGTTGTGTTTGTTGCTCCGCCTGAAGTTTTTGGAAGGCGGCATTTTTGGAAAGCTCTTCTTCTTTTTTCTTTTCTGTGCCGATAGCTGTGGCAGAGTCAAAGAATTGTTTTGCAGATCCAGAATCGACGTTACCGCCGAACAATGCCTTAACTGCTTCCGGTTGCCCCAATTGTGTGAGGTTTGCCGCAAGAGCATTTCGTTGTGATTCCTGTTGGTCCTTAACAGTAATCGCAGAGGAAGCAGCGTTGAAGATATTGTTGATCGCAGGATTGGCAAGTGTGGCCGCACCAAATTCTGTTCGAGCTTTCTCAAGCTCTGTAACCCTCGTCACAGGATCTTTAGTCTGATCGTTCAGGATTCCCGTTATGCGTTCGGAGATCTTAGGATAAAGGTTCTCAGCTTCGATTTGCTGACGAGTCTCGCGTTTAGCTGCCTCTAATTGAAGTCTTGTTTTTTCAAATTCCAATTGAGAGCGTTCGGCTTGATTCTTCGCCGCCTGATTGATCTCAGCAATTTTCACAGCCGTTGCCTGACGCTCCAAATCTCTTTGAGTAAAATAGGCTGGTGTTAACACACCACCAAAATTGTTGCCGCGAAGTGGTGCAATATCGGAGTCGTATGAAAAAGGATCAGCCATAATAATTTTTATCTTTTTAGAAAATAAGGAACTTTTTCGTTCGCGTTTTCAAATTTGGTAATTTCTGGTGGCTTATTAGCGTTAATGTAAGCGTCAATTTGAGCTTTAGTTAGAATGTTTTGAAGATTTCGATCTTCTTGCGCTTTGAATAAATTAGCCCCCGTAATGTTATTCATTCGTTGGGCAGCAGAACTTCTTGTTCCGAAAGGAGATGCACCAACACCCATACCTCCACCGATTGGAGTGCCGCGTGTTGGAGACGATCCCCTCGCCAAACCTCCAGTTGCCCCTTGAACGCCTTTAGCCCCAATCGAAACAGAACCCATAGGAGTTCCTTGCATCGCTGCGAGGCGATCAAGTCTTGGAGTCGCTGGTCCGCTATCTTGAGTTCCAGCAGGTGGGGCTTGAGTGGGTGTAGCTGCTGGAGTAGTTGAAGTTATGAATGGACCCTTAACTGGACCCTCTTTTTGGTACTCTCCAGAAAACAGAGACGGTTGAGTGGGTGTGCCAGTGGGTGTGCCAGTGGGGGGAGTAGTAGGGGGCTTGAGCCCCAACTTTTCACCGAACACGGCAAACCCTTCGGGACCACCTATCAAATCCATAGGGGGGTTATTTTGAAAATCTTTGCGATATTGTTGGTAGAGATTGCTCAACTGATTACGCGAGACCCCCATAGTGGCTCCCGATTTTACCATATCTTCAGGGTTCACCTTGACTTCTCTGCGTGCAAACTGCTTTAAAACAGAGGCTAACTCTTTTCTTTTGTCGAGATTTTCAGAACTTGTCGCTGGATTATACCCACCCCCACCAGTGTTTTCTAATTCTTGAAAGACGGCGCTGGTTTCTTCTGGAGTGGGTGTTTTGTATGCGGAATCAGTAGCTGTGCTACCATAAACAGGTTTGCCGGATTTCATTCCGATTAACTCCCGACCTTCTGGAGCTGCCCCATATTTAGACGCAAATCGTTCGCGCTCGATATCAATTGCATTAGTAGTGTTTTTATCACTATAGACTGGAGAGTTTTTAGACATCCCCACAACCTGTTTCCCATCAGGAGTCTCGCCATACTTATCCTTAAAGTACTTTATCGGGTCTTTTTTAGGTGCAGCGGGGGGCATATGGCAGACTTTAATTTAAAGCTACTAAACTGTCAACACGATATCACCACAAGAATTTACAAGCCCAATGGCGAGCAGTCGTTTTGTCGTTAGCCGTCTGGCAATTGTGACGCGAACGGAAATTGGCCCGCCTTTTGGGGTCTTTGTGTTGGGTGAAATCTTCGTAGCCTCTCGCGCCAAACGAAACCTTTTTGACTTTATCACCTTCCTTACCCAAAACCACGAACTTCTTTGGCGAGCCAGCAGGTGCTTTCTTCGGCTTATTGAATCCAGCGTACTTCTCGCCCATATATTGGATCTGACCGGACGGTAATCGTTTGAAACGTTTGTTTGCCACAGACAGATTTTAACAGAAGGAAAAAAATTGTCAACGCTACGAATTTCCTTAAGCGTCAATGATTTTCTCACCCCCTATATATAAAAGTGTTTTCTACTTTGGTAATTCATTAAGCCCCGCTTAATGAATTCCATCATTATAAAAGACTTTTTACTTTGCCCAAATGCAAAATCAAACGGTCGTTTGGATTTAGTCGATTGAGTCCACCGTCAAAGCTTGCCTGAGCCCTGAAATCGTAACCTGTCTCCTGAATCCTGTACCCGCATCATCGTTCGGTGGCTCGACTGCCACTAGACCTAATCGCTGACGGGCACAGTCCAGCGCGAGAAAGGCTGCGTCCGCTAAGTCAGGCGACCTCCCGAAACGGGATTTGAACTCTGGCTTCGATTCGATCTTCACTTTGAGGGAACCGCCTTTGACCAGATCGTAGTTTCGGGCGCAGATCTCCTGTGCCAGATCAGCAGAGATTCCAAACACCTGTTTAGTTCGCATCAGTTCCTTGCCCACGAACCAGAGTTCGGATACACGGTTCACGTAGAGTTCTTCGCCCGTCAGCTTGCTGTTTGCGCTGACCCGCTTGTCAGAGGGCTTGCCGCCGAAACTCACACGGAAGATCGATGGCGACCACTCGCCAGCCAGAACGTCACAGAACGGTGCGCCAGCACCAGTGGCATCGACCGCCACATTCTCTGGCAGGATGCCCTTGCGGACGCAGTGGTCCTTGATCTGGCGCACGATCTGGTACGTACGTGGAACCGCCTTATTAGTGGCGTCATCGTTCAAGTGGATCGCCTCGTCGAATTCCAGTACGTAGTGACCCCCCTTATTATATCCGACTTTGGCTGTGTAGAGGATCGTCCTGTCTCCGCCATTTGTGAACGCCGGATCTAGTCCCGCCACTAATAGTGGCTTCGCAGCCCACTCGACTTTGCTCATCGACTTGCTGGACGCGATCTCCGACTCGCTGTAGATTCCCTGTGTTTCGTCGCTGTCAAAGAACACAGCCCGCACCATCCGCATGTAGCCTCTGGACTCCTGTCCTAAAAGGGCTCTGTCTTCCGCCAGCTTTTCCTCAGTGGGGAGCCATGGATAGAGTGTCTCACCAGCCAGAATGTTGGGCGAGCGTTCGCCGTCCAGCCTCAAATAGTGGCCATTCCATTTCGTGTTCCAACTATCTGCTGTATTAGTATCTACAGACTCCCAACCATTTTTCGGCTCCGCCCATACGCCAAACGCGTCGAAACGACTGTTGGGGTTGGACATCCCGATCATCTGGAGGAACGGGTTTTTCGACAAGTTTGTCAGACCTGCATGGAGAATAGCCTCCGACAATTCGGAAAGCTCATCCGCAATCACGATGACCCGCTTCTGCTTGATACCGATGAACTTGCCCACAGCTTCGCGAGTCTTGCTCTTTTCAGCGGCGATCAGCATCAGGCCAGCTCGTTCGATCAGATCCCCGTTCTCATTGATGTAGGCTACGCTCCCGATTGAATCCCGAATCTTGCACGGTGCTTCCTGAATCACAGTCAGGAGCGAGATCACAGAACCCCAAATCCGCCGTCTGGCTTCTCGTAGTGTCGTACTGGTCATCATGACCAGCGTGTCCTGTGGCTCCGACAACCAGTTGATGATGCCCCACGCTGCCATCGTGTGGGACTTACCGGAACTAGCGGAACCGCCGATTGCCAGATATTTATTGCGTATCGCTGCGCGGATCATTTCTTCCGCCCACGGATGCCGAATCATCAGAGGTTCAGGCATTTCGGGATTATTCCAGAGTTCGTCACAACATCTCCAGAAATAAAATTCCTTCGCTTTCGGGCTTGTGTGGTTCGCAAACCCATACAAAAGTGCTGTAATTAAGTTAGTGGGTGGGATCAAAAGACCGCCGACATCCATCTTCTTTGTTGTCGGATCGATTCGTGGCTCCAACAATTTTTTATTTTTTTCTGCTGTAGTACTCATTTTTTACTTGCGCGAGCATCTTACGTGTTATAAACAACTCGTCAACAACCAATGAACGACGACTCAGAAACTGAAAATCTAGTGCTGAAAAGAGCACTGGAGATGCATGCCAAAGATTACAAGATCAAGACGATCGCCAAAGAACTCAATGTCCACGCTGGCACAATCCGTCGCTGGTTTAAGAAGGCAGGAATACCCGCCCAAAAGAATGGCTTTACTAAACCAAAGAAAAAACAAGTCGTTGAAAAGCCAATAGCTGACGCCTACACAGACCAGTTGGCTGTAGATCTTGAGGACAATCTTGACGGATATACAGAGGACGCAATTCGTCTCGCCAAACACGATGCCCGTATTGCAGAGGATTCCGCATTAATGGACATCGCAGAAGCGCAGTCAACTCCAGCCGACAAATACCAGCACTACATTGCTGCCGCTGGAATCAAGTTGTTGCGCGACTCTATGAAGAATTTGAAGGGGCCGAAAACAGTTCGGGAACTTTCAGAACTAGACCAGTTAATACGCCGCAATTTGGGGCTCAACTCGAAGAGCGGAGGTGGTCAAAGTAAAATGCACATTGACATTTCCATCCTGAATAATTCAAAAGCAGATCGTGGAAATGGCACAGCGACTAAAATGAAACCAACAATAATTGATGTAGAACCCTAATATGTTTAAGCACGTAATTCCCGAATATAATCCAACTTCTTTAGTAAAGAAAAACCTTCCAAGAAATGACTTCACGTTTGACGTGAAGCAACTAGATGGGCTGTTCTATAGAACATTTCCTTACACCCCTAAAGAAGTATTCTTTTTACAAACACTATCTAAAAATGACACAATCCATGTGCCTGAGAATGGTGATGGAGTTTTAGTTCGTGCAGATATCATCGACAATTTAAACCGCTAATGGACAGACGCTTCAACAAAGAAAATCAAAGTTTGATTTTGGCTTTAGTCTCGCATGAGTTTTCTTGTGATCCAGAGACTCTGTTTAGTCGTGACCGATCAGCGAGAATATCAAATGCTCGCCATGTGGCGATGTCGCTTATGAAGATTCTGATGGATTGTACTCTAGCAGAAATAGCGACCCTATTTAATCGTGACCATTCTACTGTGATCCACGCTAAACGGAAAGTAGACACGAATAAAAAGCTTCAGGAAGCAGCCCTCAAAGTAGCTAAAAAATATAAATCAGAAACTGAAGATGAAATGAAATGATTATCGGCATCGACAACGGACTCGACGGTGGGCTGTGTGCTATATCGGCGCACGATGGATCTGTCATCGACAAGTTTGCAATGCCAACCTTTGAACGTGCCGGAAAGCGCGAAGTCGATACCAGAACAATCTACAACTGGATCACTGACTTGCACACTGTACCCTTGATCGCGATCGAGGAACCATTGAAACACGCGAAGTCCTCACAAGCGATGCGCTCGATGGGCATCTCGTTTGGCAAGATTATGGGCATGTGCGAGTCGCACGATCTTGAAGTAAAGCCCATTCAAGTATTAGACTGGCAGAAGTCTTTGTTGGGCAGAGTGCCCAAATCGCAGACAAAAGTCTTCGCGCTAAAGAAGGCGCAAGAACTTGCTCCAGATGAGGACTGGCGCAAGAACAACCGTTGCACTGTGCCTCATGACGGCATAGTTGACGCTTTCCTCATCGCACAATATACCAGACAAAAATATGGACATCGCAGCCACACTTGAACAGTGCCTTGACGACGAAGAAGAAGTCATTCTTGCTGACGGCTTTGAAGAAGCGTTCATGGGAATCGCCCGCCAGTTCGGCAAGCCCTTTGCCGTTTACAGTTTTGAGAAATGCCTTGAGATCTTGCAACGTGAAATGACGGAAGAGGACGCCATCGAATACTTTTACTACAACGTGGAGGGCGCATGGGTTGGAGAGAACACCCCTGCCTTCATGTCATGGGCCGATCCAGAAGACGCTATTTCAGAGGACTAGAAAGATTTTTCAATTTTTTTCTGGACTTACTCCGAACCATCGAGTAAGTGACTCCTCGAATGAAAACACTGTTCCCAAAACAAAGCGATGCGAAAGAGTTCTTTATTTGCTGTCACAAGAACGGAGTTAATACTCTTGATAGTTCTAGTGTCGGTACGGGTAAGACAGTGGTCGCAGTCCATTTGGCCAGAGATTTGGGAAAGCCTGTCGCTGTACTTTGCCCGAAAGCGGTTATCCCATCATGGCAGCGTGAGTTCGCCGAACACGGAATCAGTCCGGAATTCATTTTGAATTTTGAGAAGGTCCGTGGCGGCAAAACCAAATGGATGTCGAAGGTTGGCAAAAAGATCATGCGCTGGAACCTGAACCCTGATTCCTTGATCCTTGTCGATGAGATCCACAAATGCCTTCCGGAAGGAACGAAAATCTCAACCCCCCATGGAGTTACTGATATCCAGTCTCTTCGTATTGGTGATCTGGTAGAAACGCCAATCGGCCCACGAAAAGTTACTGCTGTATGGGATACGGGGAGTAAAGACATTTTATCCTTTACAACTGAAAATGGTAGTCTACTCTCAAGCCATGACCACAAAATATTTACCGAAGAAGATGGATGGATCAGGGCCAGCGAAATCAAAGAAGGACACACTTTATTCATGCACGGAGTGTGGAACAAAGCTGACGGATCAATCGGGGAGATCGAAGAAATGCCGTCCATGTTATTGGGAGTCGAGACGAGTAACCGAAACCAGAGAATGCGTAGTCTGCAAAACCCCCATAATAAGATCGCCAAGCAAGTTTACTGCACCAAAAGAAAAAACTACGTGCAGCCGAAAATGTTCAAGTCTTTATCTGTGGCAAACGTCGCCCCATCTTCGGGAACAGACAGCGCGTATCATGAAACAAGTGCAAGCCAAAAATCCAGAACCTTTCAAAAAACGTTGGGAAGAAATGAAATCCAACAATCCAATGTTGGACAAAAAAATACGCGAACGAGCGACGCACAATGCTCACACAACGAATCTTTTAAGGGGGAACTACCAAAAAAATCTTACTGGAGGAAACGGAAAAGGACTCACTGCACCTCAAAAAATGCTATTGGAATCCCTCCCATGCGGGTGGGCTGCAGAGTATATAATATGGTCGGGCAAAAAAGGAAAAGAAACTGGATGGCCAATCATGGTAGCGGATCTAGCTTTTGCAGAGAACAAGTGGGCGATAGAGCTAGACGGAGCATCGCACAACAACCCATTAGCAAAAAAACGAGATCGGAGAAAAGACGAATTGCTGATAGC